GCAAGGGTTATAAGGGTTAAGTAAAGTAATGTAAGAAAATATATAGATAGATAAAAATGAAATTATATAAGACCTGCCCCATCCATGCCCCCCCATGCCCCCTAGCCCTAGTCTGTATTGTCTATCTGTTTGGTAGACAATTGTTTTTATTATATGTCTAGACAAATAAATTGGAGAAATTTCATATAAAAAAAATCTTGAAAAGTTAAGTCTACCCAAATATTTTAGTTGACCCAAATATTTTAGTCTACCCAATTTTTTTAGTTTACCAAAATATTACTAGCTTTTGTTTTAAGTACGCCCACAACACCAACGCAAAGCACCGCCATTCAATCAGAAACGACCCAATTTGCTCAAATTATTGTTTGGCTACACATTCCCTAGGGTAGATAAAGAAACCGCCTTTAATGTAGCTCTAAATGAGAATTTGATTATTCTCAAAATATTTCAACTTTTTTTATAAAATTGCTTGACAACCCTATTTGTAAATAGTATCTTTATCATATCGGGCAATAAAGCACCGATGCAAAGAAAAGGGTAAACCATGAAAGCATTTTTTGAATCAATCTCGATGCAAGATTCCGTTATGGCCAAATTTTTGGAGTGCTCAAAGCACTGCTCAAAGTATGGTGGGAAATTCGACACAATAGAAAGTTTTTTGTGCAAATGGATGGAAGAGTTGCACGATGGCTTTTTACATAATTCGGTTGGGCTTTTTTTTATCGCCGACATGGCATCTGATTTTTTGCAGGAATTGTGCATCGATTACACTTTTTTTGATGTGTACAATTTTGTCTGGCAAGCCACAGAGGCAAGGCTTAGAGCGGATTTAGTCTCTTGGACTGAGGAATACAAAGACTGCGAACCAAAGTATCATGAAGAGGCGGACGAATGCTTAAACACTTGTAAGCAAAGAATCGAAGAGTGGAACAGATTTATAAGATAAATCAAATTGCCCCAACTCAAGTAATCAAAACGAGTTGGGGTTTTCTGTTTCTTCTACTAAACTATTTAAAAATATTTTTAAAAAACACTTGCAAACTATTTGCAAATATGCTATCTTTGTATTGTTGGAATGAACCAACGCAAAGAAAAAGGATGAACGATGAATCAAGAATATTTTAACCGCCCCGAAATTTCCGCAAGTGAACTCAAAGCCATGGCAAAAAGCGCTTGGCACTGGGAAGCATACAGATCCCAAGAGGGCAAAGCTGAACCCACTCAGGCAATGCTTTTAGGCACTCATGTGCACGAACTTGTGCTAGAGCCTTTGCAAAACTCTTTTGTAGTGGCTCCAAAAATTGACATGCGCACCAAAGAGGGCAAAGCAGAGGCGCAAGCCTTTGCTGATGCAAACAAAGGCAAGTTTATCGTTGAGCAAAAGACTAGCGATAAAGCCCACGCAATGGCTGATAGAGTTCTAAACTCTGAGTTTTGGGCGGGCCTTATGGAGTGTGAGTTTGAAACGGAAATCCCGTTTTACACGCAAGAGCTAAAGGCAGGCGTTGACCTGTATGTAAAGCCATGTGAACGCTATCCAAACGGCGCAATTGTTGACCTAAAGACCACCCAAGACCTAAGCGGGTTTAAGTGGGATTTTTACAAGTATGGTTATGACATCCAAGCCGTGCATTATCAAAGCGTTGTCCACCTTTGCACTGGCTTAAAGCCTGCCGTGATTTTCGTTGTGGTGTCATCTCAAGAACCCCACGCTTTTGGGTGGCAAGAAATGCCAGCGGGGCACCTTGAGAATTGGGAAGATAAATATTTTCGGGTGCTTGATGATGTAAAAACCGCCCGAGTAATCGGCGCAGTACCAAAGGAAGAGTTAAATATTTTTTAGTCTAGGGGGTTTTTCCCCTTTTTTTTTATTTATCTTTTTTGGTATGAAAGAACCAGCTAAAAAACGAGACACCAAAGTTATCAGAGAGTTTTACATCTCTTATTGGAAGTCATCAAAGTACCATGACGGGATTCCAAAAATGCTTATCGAGCATATGCAAAAGGGGTATTCTTACGCCTCTTTTGCTGCTGTTGCCAATGTAACTTGGGATACCCTGAACGATTGGGGCCACAAGTATAAAGATTTCCAATTAGCCCGAAAGATTGGGGAAGGCAAGCGGGCCTACCACCATGAAGAGATTTTTATGGACTTAGCAGCAACGGGATCAAGTGCACCGGCGCAAAAGTTCTTGCTACAAAATCTCTCTGAAGAGTACGCATTTAAAGAGAAGTCCGATGTGCGCTTAGACCATCACGGATTGCCACAACTCACACTAGACTTCGGGGACCGCTTTAGTGGTAAAGTTTGAGATAGCAAGCGAAAAATATAAGTGCCTTTGGGAAGTTTCCAAACGGCACTTTGTGTTTTATGGTGGCCGTGGCGGTGGCAAGGATCACAGCATTGCAAGGTATATACTTTGGTGCATGATGCAATACAAAACCCGTGTGTTGGTATGTCGTGAGGTTCAGAAGAGTATTGCGGATAGTCAACACCGCCTCTTTGTGGATATTATAGACAAACACGGCCTCTCTCATCTCTTTGAGATCACAGATAGAGAGATCCGATGCCCCTCGATGGGTAGCGAAATTGTGTTTAGTGGACTAAGCAGAAACTCGCAAAGCATTAAATCTATTGAGGGTATAGATATTTGTTTTGTGAACGAGGCGCAGGCAATTTCTAGAGAGTCTCTAGATTTTCTTTTGCCTACTATCCGCAAATCGGGTTCTATTATCATTTTTGCGTTGAACCCACAGTACGCAAGTGATCCAGTTTATGCGGACTTTGTGGCGATTGAACGGGATGACACACACCGATGCCTAGTAAGCATTGAGGATAACCGATTTGTAAGCAAGGACTTACTAGAGCAAAGCGCAACGCTACATAGGATTGATCCCGAGCGGTGGAACCATGTATACGGCGGTGAATGTGTGGGCGAAGAAGAACGCTCTTTGATCCGTGCTAGTGAAGTCTTTGAGGCTCGCAAACGAATTGCCGTTCGTGATGAGTCTTTGCCTATTATCGCAGGGCTAGACCCTAGCGGACTAGGCCAAGACAGAACGGTTTTAGTCCGTGTTCGTGGTATGGAAGTTTTAAGTTACCATGTGTCAAGCGGTGGCCGTGTGCCTGATGTGGTGGAGTGGGCTAAGGAGCTTTTTATAACTGAGGGCTTTGATGCTTTGGTGGTGGATGCAAGTGGTAGTACTGGCGTTTATGATGGATTGAGTCAATGGGCAAGCGGAATGAATAAAAGTCTTGATGTGTTCAGATTTTTGGGTGGCAGTAGCCCAAGACGGCCAGAGTTATATAACAACAAAAGAACCGAGTCTTGGTGTATGGCTAGGGATTGGCTGAGAGAAGGTGGTAAACTTCCCGACAATGACGCATGGAACGAGTTGTCCATGGTGCAATATTTACCCGATGGAGGGGAAAGAGTGAAGCTATTGCCCAAGGCTAGGCTCCCCCATTCTCCCGACATTGGGGATGCTTGGAGTATGGCCCTTTACTTTAGGGCAAGCGCAAGCAAGCGGGGCGACATGGCTAAAGTAGTGCCAAGTATGCACCAAAGAGCAAACCACGCCCATAGTTGGGCGGGTTAATTTATATTTAGGATGTTTAAAAGATAGGTTTTACAATGGAAATTTACACGAGTGGCGGATATGCAAGCCAACGCAAGGACAAAGATAAAGATGCTGACTACGAGGAATTATCGAAGCGTTGCGCACAGATAGATAGTGAGTGGTCTGCACAATACGAACACATGCGATCTGATTTGTTGTTTTTGAGTGGCGGTCAAAGTATGTGGGACGCAGGAGCGTACAAAGTCCGTATGGGCGAGGGTCGTCCCTGTTTTAGCTTGCCGATGTTGCGCCCTTATGTGTCACGGATTGTGTCAAGCGTACGCCAAAGCCCACCCGAGATTGCGGTTTTGCATGAGAATAGCGAACTACAAGAGGCGATTTGTGGCCTTATGCGTGGTCTAGAGCGATCAAGCTCAAGTTATGAGGCTTACTCTCAAGCAATGTTTAATGCCGTTGCTACTGGTATTGGGTGGTTACGGGTAGCCTTGGAGGAGGATTTTAGAGAGGATTTGCAGATTAAGATTAAGGGTGAGAAAGACCCTACTCGAATTGCGATTGATCCTTATAGTATAGAGCCTGATGGACGAGACGCAAAGTTTGCGGTACATTATGGGAGTATGCCAAAGCACGAGGCTATAGAGCATTACGGCAAGGGTGTAGAGAGCCAAAGCAAGTTTGACCGCCCAACTATCCGCACTACTGCCTTTCCATTTCCCAAAGACCACATCCCCGATGTGACCTACTACTATTTGACAGATGAGGGGTGTAAGATATGCCGTTGGGTAGGTTCTGAACTGATTCAAGAGCAGTTAATCCCCGATCTAAAGTGGTTGCCCATTGTACCTGTATATGGGCAGAGTGTTTTGACTCATAGCGGGCGCAAATACCAAGGCATCGTAGCGGATGGGCGTGATGTTAACTCAGCGTTGAATATCGTGATTAGTAACGCTATGGAGTTTGTGAACAATGTACCAAAGTCTCCATTTATTGCACCTGCTTCTGCTATCGAGGATTTTCAAGAGGAGTGGCGTGATTGTAATGTAAAGACTTTTGCTACCTTGCGTTATAACCCATACGACAAGAGCGGTAACCCTTTACCCGCACCAATTCGTTTGGACACTCAGCCTTTGGTTCAAAGTTTGCAGGGTATGGGCGATTGGATAAGAGGCCTCTTGCCTGGCGTGACTGGTGTTAGCGATCAGATGCTAGGCATGCAGTCAAGTATGCAGGAGAGCGGTGCCGCTATCGTTGCACGGATGGCGGGGGCGGAGGGTGCGGGGGTTGCGCTTTATGTTGACCATTTGACCACCTCAATCACTCAGTTGGGGCGTGTGATTATGGCCCTCTTGCCTATGGTGTATGTAGGCCCAAGGCAAATCCCTTTGATTGATGAGTACGGGCGTGCCTCTGTTGCTCAATTAGATATTAGCTCGATCTTAACACCCGATATTGTGCAGAGCCTAGAGGTCGAGTGTCAGAGCGGACCTAATAGCGAAATGAAGCAAAAAGAGGGTGCGCAGAATTTGGTTAGTGTTATCCAAAGCTTGGGCGCTAGTGGCATTGGCTTGACTGATATTTTAGCTAAGAGCATGGATTTGCCCGATGCGGAGAAGGTGGAAAAGCGGATTAAGGGAATCCTAAGCTCGCAGGGCATTGACATTAACGATGATGGAGAGGGCGAAGACATTGACCCAAGAGCCAAGCAAGCGATGTTACTCGCACAACAACACATTGACCAAGTGATGCAAGATAGTCAGCAGAAGGATCAGACTATCATTTACTTACAGGGTCAAATGGCGAGCTTGCAACAACAGATCAACGCCCAAACAGACGCTCTTAAGGTCAGTATGGAGCAAGCACGGATTAAGAGTGAGACGGATATGTACAAGGCCGATCTTGACGCACAGACAAAGCTCACTTTGGCAGGGATCAAAGCCCATGCGGACGAGGCACTAGAGGACAGGGCAAATAGAGCCAAGCTCATTGACCACACTCTAAGCCTTGCCAAGGAGCACGCAAGTAATGTGATGAGTCATGAAATGGAGGTGGCTAAACTGCCCATCTCAGTGATGAAATCAGTTGCCGAGGCGGACAATGGCAATAAACAGGAGTCGATGAGTGAAGACTTAAAGCAGACCGCAGAGCAATAATTTAAGGAACTAGCGTTAATTCGCTAGTTTTTTTTGTGTTTGTATGTTGATAGATTGTTGATAGTGTTAATAAATTGTTGATAGTGTTGATAAAATGTTTATATTTTAGACGATTGGTGCAATTTGTGGCACCTTTTATAAACCCGCACAAATAAGGAGAGCGCAATGCTCACTGCAAATGAAGTAAATGTAACCACCGCTGACCAACTCACCGCCCCTGTGGCCCCTGTAGTTGAGGCAGTGCCCCAAGAGACCACCGAAGCTCAAGAGGGTGTAAAAGAATCGGTTAAGGAAGAAGCCCCCACGGGTGAAGCATCCGAGGAGCCTAAAGAGGGTGCAGAGGAGAAACCAAAGCACGACCCCTATAAAGGATTCCGCAAACAAATTGACAAGTTGAGCGCACGGAACCACGCCAAAGAAGCGGTGATCCAAGCCAAAGAGGCGAAGATTAACGAACTTGCAAAGGTGGTGGAGGAGCTAAAGCAGTCCTTACAGGCGAAAGATTACTCTCAAGTGCCCGAGGCGCAAAGGGTAAAAGAGCAAGTGAAGGATGAGCTGAGGTTAGAGAGCTTGCAACAACAGGCGATTCAAACTCAGCAAGACCTAGAGCAGGAGCATAACGAGGCTTGGAACGAGCGGGTAAATTCAGTTGTTGAAAAATACCCCGATTACCAAGATGTCGTTGGCTCCATTGATGTTGAAGGGCATCCTCTCTTGATCCAAGCGATTAAAGATAGTGAGTACGGCCCCGACATTGCGTATTTCCTTGGTAAAAACAAGGCCGTTGCTCAGAGTCTAGCCAAAGCGAACCCGATCACCGCCGCCATGCGCTTAATGGAGATTGAACAAATGGTAAAGCAAACTGCTGAAGCCACAACAGAGACAAAGAAGCCTAAACTAGGTGCTACCCCTGCCCCAACTCAGGCGGGGAGCAGTGCTAAGAAGCAACAACCTGTTTGGGAGAGACCAGTTTCCGATTTTATCGAGAAATTTCGTAGAAAGAGATAGAAAATGGCCAATTTTATTGCCGTAAATAGCCTTCTGAGCAAAAACTCACTCGCTGCAATGCACAATAGCTTGCAGTTTATTAAATTGGTAGACCGCCAATTAGATAACCAATGGGGCGACAAAACCCACGGCTTCAAGCCTGGCGATACTTACAAGATCAATCGTGCGGCTCAGTTTAGCCCTGTTATTGGTAACTCGATGGCCTTTAACTCTAGCAATGGTACATTCAGCACCAACAGCTTTGTTGAAGACCCCATCTTTGTTACCTTGACCACAAACGACCAGTCGTTTATCCCTGTGCAGTTCAATTCTCATGAGTTGACCACTCAATTGGATAATGAGGAGTCTCGTGTAGGTGAGCCCGCAGGCTTGCGCCTTGCCTCTCATGTGGAGCAAAAGTGTATTCTTGAGTCTGCTTTGCATGGCGGATTGTATGGATATTCCGCAGGCTCTACCGCTGCTGCTGCTGACTTCTTAAACGCATCCGCCAAGCTGAGCCAATTCACGGCCCCTGAGGATGGACGCTCTTGCTTGGTGCCTCCTGCCATTATGGCTCAATTGAGCGCAAGCCAAATGACCCTTTTCACGCCCTCAAAGAACGATGGTGAGATTTACACCAAGGGCTTGATTGGCAATTTTGCAAACTCTGAGTTTTACTCATCGAATTTGATCCCCGACTATCCTATCGTACCTGGTACCGTGGCTAGCATTGATCCTGGCTTTACTTGGACAGAGGGCGCAGCTAGCATTCCTTGCCGTTTTGCTACCACTGGATTTTATCCCAATGGCGTGATTTTGGAAAGCTCGAACAAGTACCGAGTCAACCCCGAAACCAAGGCCGTGACCTCTGTTAAGTACTCTTGGGCGATCTGTACCCCTGCGTCTTACTTTGGTTCTACTGGCTACCCTGTGAGTGGCACCACCTTGACCGCACCTCAACAAGTGTATGTCAACCCCGCTTATGTGTCTGCCAATGTGTTGACCTATCCCGCAGGTGCTACCGATGTGTTTGGTGTAAATGTGACCAGTGCTAGCACTGCCGTTAACATCTACCTTGACCCATCTGCCTTGATCTACTCAAGTGCAGACGCAGGCAATCGCCAAAATATCAGTGCCGCTTTGGCTGCCTCTGATACCTTGGTTGTGGTTGGCTCGACCTCCAAGAGCTATAAGCAAGCCTTGATGTTTACCAAAGAGGCGATCACCGCAACCCTAGTGCCTTTGACCACTGACCTCCCTGGCGCAGATGCAAGCCGTGCAGACCATGACGGCATTAGCCTGCGTGTGGCGGTACAAGCACAGGTTGGCACTGATGTTGTATATTGGCGTTTTGATGCCTTGAGCATCTCCCGCCTGTTGCGTGACCAGTATATCACCCGTGTGTTGGTTGGGTAATTAGTAAATGGGGGCTGAAAAACACCCCCTTTTTTTTCACTTTTTGGAGGTTAGAAAATGGCTAGAAAAGAAACAATTGACGCTATTACCAATGCCGTTGGTGATGTAGTGACCTTAGTACATCCCGATGGGGTTGAGACTTTGCAACTTGAGAAGGGCTCTAAATTGGTAGAGGACTTAATCGAGTTTGTGGGTTGGGTCATCAAGGCGGTTGAATAATGCCAACAGTGCGGGAGTTGATAACGCAAGCGTTTCGGGTGAGTGGTGTTTACGCCCCTACCGAGGCCCCAAATGCAAACGATACGGCTCTCGCACTTTGGGAGCTTAACGGCTTGATTGACATGCTACGCCTAGACAATCTTTGGTCTCCCTCTATGAATGTGGGTGTGTATTACACCGCAGGAGGGCAGACTGATTATAGCGTGGCTTTTAGGTCACAGGTCAAAGGGTGGGACTTTTGCACAGATGCGTTACAATATAATACTTTAAATGTGGGTGATACAATCACTCTAACCACTAAGGCTTTTCAAGGAAATTTGTGTGCAAATGCTGAGCCGTACTATCAATATGCCGTGGGTGATACGCTGGTATTACTACAACAAGACGCTAGTTTAACGCTTAAAGTCTTGTCCTTACCTGCTACTAAGCAGTATAGCGTACAGATCACCGCAAAGATTGGGACAGGGTTACACTCTGAGGTGGGCATTTTGTACAATCTCAACACCTCAACCATTCCGCAATTGTATAGCGTGCCCGATTGGATTACAGAGTTTGAGGTGACCGAGGTTAACACCATGCAGGTGTTGATTGGTTCTGTATACGTGCAGATGAATCAAATCTCTATGGATGACTACTACCGCACTAACCGCAACACGGCATTAAACATTATCCCAAACCAATTTGGCTACAACCGCACCCGTGACCCTTGGGATACTGTACAATTACAGACACCCTCCGCAGGCGGTTACAAGGTCAATTTGAGTTATAGCGGGATGCCCTCTGATTTTGTGTTGGATGACGACCTTAAGAATTGGCCCAGTGGCTACGCTCCTGCTTTGCAGTATGGGCTTGCATCAAAGCTACAGACCGCCTATGGCATCTCACAGAGTCAAGAGATCAACGAAATTTGGAAGAGTCGCCTTAACTCCTTGCGCATGGTCAACGACAAGCCGATTTTACTTAGTAAGCGTGGCGGGTACGGCCTTTGGAGCGTTGGCAGTGACACGGTGATATTTAGCGGTGGGGGTTTATAGTGCCCCAACAGGTAGTTGATTGGATTGGGCAAACCTACCAAGTCCAAGGGGAGGCCCTTGGCTCTCGTAGGCTTATTAATCTTTACATCCAACAGGACAACACAGGAAGCCAAAAGTATAACGAGATTTGCCTAAGCACACCTGGCACCGCACTTTGGCAAGACCTAACTAGCTTTGCGGGTGGTGGGGTATGCCGTGCAATTTATCTATCTAGTGTTAGCCCCTACGATGGGGGCACGCTTTATAGTGTATTTGGTCAAAATCTAGTCAAATCTTGGGTAGATATTGCAGGCCTAAAGCATAGTCAAGTTATATCTGGCCTAGTGCTAGATACGGCAAACCCTAGAGTGTCGATGGTTGACAATGGGAAATACTTGGGTGTGGTTGACGGCTCTAAGATGGTGTTCGTTGACTTATTCACCGATGCGGTCAAGTATCCCGATAATGTGGTAGTAGTAGGCCAAACGCCTGGCACTTTCCCGATACAAAAACCCTTCCAAATTGGCTATTTAAATAATAGATTTATCTGTATCACCCAAGACACCGACCAAGCGGGGCAAGACCTAGATACTAGCGTTAAAGCGAATTGTTTGTGGTACAGTGAGCTAGGCTTGGATGGTTGTTTACATTGGGGTGATTTGAATTTTGTGAGTGCAGAGGGGGCTTTAGATGGCTTGCTCTCGCTCCAAATCGTAAATGGTGAAGCGTGGACTTGGAGCCGTAAAGGTTACCAAATTTGGAGGCCCACGGCGGACTATGACACTCCTTACATGCCTGCGAGTGGTACCGCCTCAACAATTGGTATTTCGGCACCGTGGGCCTCCACTTCAATCGGCAACGATGTCTTTTGGTTAGGTAGCGCAGGAGCAGGACACGGGATAATATACCGAGGCGATGGCTATAGCGGGCAACGCATAAGCACACACGGTATTGAGTACATGATCCAACAGAGTGGCGCAAGTATGCAAAGTGCCATTATGTTCAGCTATCAAGACCAAGGCCACACCTTCGCAGTCCTTGAGATTCCAAGCTCTACAAACTATCCAAACGGCCTCACTTTGGCTTGCGACCTAGCGAATGGCACATGGGCCGAGCGTGTGGACAGAGACCCCTACACGGGGCAACTCTCTAACTGGCAAGTACGTTTTTGTGCGTATGCCTATGGTAAGCTGATTGTTGGCAATGGTAAAGACCCTGTTTTAATGGTGTTGGATAATGACTATTACACTGATTATACTTACATCCCTTTTAATAGTGGTAATTCAAAGCCAATTTACCGAATGATTCAAGGCCCAATTTATGGCGATAATTTGAAGTATTGTAGGCATTTAAGTTTCCAAGTAGACTGTACTGTCGGTTGGGTTGAATTGAACAATTGGGGTTCTGATCCTTTAGCCTTTTTGCAATGGAGCAATGACGGGGGCAACACTTGGGGTAATATGATCCCGACAAGCCTTGGCAAGACAGGCGAGTATAACACACGGATTAGATGGGTTGGCCTTGGCACTACTCGTAATCGGGTGTATCGCATGATAATCACAGAGCCAAATTTTGTAGCTTTTGGGCAAGCGGTGTTAAATATCGGGGTGGCCAATGGCTAACAATAGAGGTGTTTTAAGCAATGCAGGAGGCAACCTAGGCGGTGGTCTCCCTTTGCAATACAAGCCGATTGCGGAGAGTGGGATGTTTTCGCAAGGATGGTTACAAGCCCTTGGTGTGGTCGGGGATATTTTGAGGGGTGTTTGGGGGTTGTTTACTATTAAGAGTGGCTCTGTTTTGTCACAAAACGCTACAAAAACGCCCTATTCGCTCATAACTATTCTAGATTTACCTGCAGGGGCTGCGCAAGTAATTGACCTTGGGCAACCTTATAGCGGTATTGCGATCATTTCAAATGGCACTATTTTGCCGTTTGACAATGGTATTATAAACGTGGGTGTTTTATCGGTTGGGTGTAGATTGATTGCGGTTGGTTTGCCCTCACAAAATGTTTTAGGTTAGGCGGTTATTATGTCAAATAGTTTACTAGGTGGGCTTGGGGGGCTTTTTGCTGATGCTTATCACGGAGTAGGTAACTTTGTTGATAACCTCACAGGCGCAAACACTAGAGACGCTATCAGAGATGCACGCAACGCACAAAACCAAGCGTTACAAAAGGCTAACCAAGTGGGCCAAGAGGCTTACACCCAAATGGGGAAAAACCTAGACCCCTACTCCCAGTTGTACGCAGGCGATGTGCAGAATATGCGCAATGCCTTACAGGGGACAGGCCCACAGATGGGGCAATTTAACCAAGGGCAGTACAACACCGCAGACTATTTAAACCCTAGCATTGCCTACCAACAACAACAGGCTCAAAACCAATTACAAGCAAGTGCCGCCGCTCAAGGTGGCCTTTATAGTGGCGGGGCCATGAAGGCTCTAAATGATAGGGCGCAAAACATTGGACAACAGGGCTACGCTGATGCGTTCCAAAGGATGCTACAAGACCGAAGCTTTGGATATACTGACTTTATCAATCATTTCAAAAACCAACAAGACCAATATACACAAGGCCTTGCAAATCGCGCGGCTACTCTTGGCACTAGTGCCCCTGCCTTCCAAAGTCAACAGGACATTTTAGGGCAAAAAGCACAATTGCAAATGGGCATGCTTACAGGGCAAGGCGCAAATACCGCCAATGCTTACAACGCACTAGGGCAAAATTACCAATCGGGCAATGAGATGATGGGTAATTTGCTTGGCAAAGCTTTAGGCCTTGGTACTACTTTAGCTACAGGCAAACCTACAGCGGCAACAACGGCAACAGCTACAAAAGCAACAGGTGGAGGGGACTAGATGCCTATCATGGGACTGAGCTTAAACGCCCCTAGCAATGTGGGGCAAACACAAATCCAATATCACCCTGTAGACCTAGTTGGTAACTTTTTGCAAGGCGCAGAGGGTGCTTATAAACTGCAACAGCTCCAAAGAGAGAAGCAACTAGGCGATTACAATGTGCAAGGCATTGACCGCACGAACGCCCAACGGCAAGCGGTGTTAGAGGACTTGGATAAGATGACTCCAAGCGTGGCCTTTATGCTCTTTGCTAAGGCTAACGGACAGAACCCCGATGAAGCGACACAGCAAACTATTGCCGCACAACTTGAGCAACAAAAGTCAATTGTGCGTAACTTGGCGATCACAGACCCTGCCAAGGCTATCGAGACTTGGAACAACTACATTACGGGCGGCGGGTTGACCGCTAACAAAATGCTTGATGTGTCGAACCGCATTGGTGCAGCACAGTTGTTGCCCGCCCTTGCTGACGCAGCAAATAATCTAAGTAATGATATTCGTGAAATTTCTGCTAAGGGTTTAAATTTTGAGCAACTATCTCCAGAACTGCAAGCAAAGTTTAAAAGTGACTTCGACAAGTATAATCAGCTTTATAGTCAATATGCTTCTTTTTCAGACAAAGATGTTCAGAAAATAGCGCAGATAGACCAATACAAGTTATTTGACCAAGCGAACGCCATTTTAGGCCATCAAAAAGAGATTGCCACTTATCAAAACGATGCAGTAAAATCAGCTCTTGAGGCGGTACGGCCTCGTTTAAATTGGTATATATCCGTGTGGCGTGCTTTTACTCGTATAAAGCAAGTTGTTACAAGTGGAAACCCTTTTGATAATGTGAGCAAGTTTGAGATATTGGGCAGTTTCTCAAAAATAATGGACCCAAACACGCAATCACGCCCCGAAGAGGTTGCCGGTGTTGGTGGTCATGCACTATTGCAACAAATTGCCCAATTTGGTGTAGCGGTAGTCAATGCAGTTAATAGGGCAAAGGATGGACAGCCAATAGAAGAAAATATGTTATCTTTGGCTAATAATATCCCTGACCAATCAGTTATTGAGGCTATTAAGGTAACTAATGAGCTTGTACCAATCATTAATAAAGAACGCAAGCAAATTATCAACCAATTTACTAGCCTCATAGGTTCTACGAAGACAACGGCAGCCGCTAATTTTGGCGGGCCAAATTTGACTGAAAGAACCGAAAAACAACCGATGGTATCAAACCCAACGATGGAGGTTCCAAGTGTACAAATTCCTAACCGTGTCTCTCTTGGGGGGGCTCTTGGTATGTCAAATACTCCAACTCAACCAAACCTCAATTTACAATTACAGGGACTTGGGCCTAACACAACAATTGGAAAGATGTTACAAGGTGGCAACAATGGCTTTAACTTCTGATGATTTTACCCAACAAGGTGGCGCAGAGGGCGCAGAGCGTTTATTAGGTATTGACCAAATGGGTGAGGTGTCTGCTATTCCTATCCCTTCTTTACCGCCTCAATCTGCAAAAGCTCAACCCGAACGCAAGTTGACGCAGAGCGAGAATACTGTTTCTTATTTAAACGCAGAAGCGAAGAAAAATAATCCACCTAAAAAATTTGAGTCGGGATTGCCATGAGTAATAGCCTATATAATGCTTTAAAAACGGCAAACTCAGCACGGATTGCTATTAATCTTTGGAACAATGCAACCAAAGAGGAAAAAGATTCTTTGACACCTCAGCAAAGAAATGCTATTGAAAATGCTTACCAAAATTGGGTAAAAGCAGATCAAGAAAGCGAAAGCGCTCAAGAACAAACCGCACCGTCTCATTCTGCAATTTCCTCTGTTTACCCCAATGCGGGAAGCGGTGATTATAAAGTAAGTATAATCGTAAATGGTGTTAATAAGCTGAATGAAAATGTTCCCGATTACATCTCCCAACAAGGAGCCGATGAGATTCGGGCGCGCTATGCCCAGTCTATGGGTGTGCCTCTTGAGTCTGTAAGAGTACAAACGCAGTACACAGGAGAAGACACCGCAAAGACTAGAGAGCAACTGCAACAGAACACAAACATCCCCGATGTGGCAGAGTCTTTATTACCTAGAGTAAGTAAGTCTACTCTAGGGGTTAGCTCGGGCGGGGATTTGGGCCAAGATGCGGCTAATAATATTGGTAACTTTGCCCGTGGTGTTGCTGATGTGGCTAGTGTACCTTTTAGAGGCTTATCCTCTCTTGCATCCACAGGGGCGCAAGCGATGGGCGCAAATGTGCAACCAAACTCCCTAGACCCTGCTACTACAGGGGCGGAGCTAAACGCAAGCCCTTGGCAAACGGCAGGCCGTAGCCCTGCAAATGCTTTGATGTTTGCAGGCCCTGCCGGTATGGGTGCCAATCTTTTAAAAGGCTCTCCCCTACTTGGTGAGGCTTTGGTACAAGGTGGCATTGGCGCAAGTGTTGGCGCAGGCACCAAGGTTGACCAAAACCTAGAGCAAGGCTTGCCAATGGTTACAGGCGTTCCACAAGCTACCGCAATTGGTGCAGGGATTGGGGCTCTCTCGGCTCCTGCCACAAATGCACTAGGGCGTTTGGGTGACTATTTGGCCAAGGCTCGGCAAGGTGGTAACTATATTACAAGTGAGAAAGCTATTGGGGCAAGTAGCACACTTGAGAAAGAGCTTAATAATGTTAAGGATAAATTAGGTTCTAGCCGTGATGAAATACCTTATTTTACTGATAAATCCCCATCTTTCCCCGAAGAGAAAAATCCTGTTGAACTAAAAATAGCGGACAATGAGCCACAAGCACCAGAGCTTAAATTATCCGAAAATGCTTTACCATCTACAACAACAAAAAACCCTGCACTTGGGTTTTTACTAGATGGCATTGAGGAAAAAAAGAAAGTTTTTGGAAATACCTCTTCTAAGCAATTCAACCAAGGCCGTGCTATAGCCGCTTATCAAGACTACATGCAACAGGTGGAAGACAAGCTTAGAAGTATAAAAGATGGGGCCATATCGGCTAAGGATATTTCAGAGCTAAAGACTAGTATTAGAAATAGCGTCCCTAGCTCAAAATTTGATTTATCTGATCCCTCACAGGTGGCCCAATCAGAGGCCGTGAAAATGCAAGTAGCTAACGACCTTGACGATCTAACTAAAAAATTCATGGAAATGAGGGGCGCAAGCCCAGAAGATATTGCGTCTCTCGCTGAACATAACAAGGCGTTTAGCAAGATATACGACCTAGAGCAAAAGACACTAGGACAGATACCAAAGTTAAAGGGTGCTACTGAGGAAACAAAAAAGGCAAACCTTGGATATATGCTAGGCAAGACCGCTCGCAAGGTCAACGAGACAGGTGACCAAGCTGAAAAGACTGTTTATAATTTCATTACAGGAGATACCCCATACGATGCCAACCAAATTTTGGGCGGTCTAGGTATGGGTGGTGAGATTGACCAAGCAGGGCAACAAGCGGGCCAAGCCTTTAAAAACATTGGTCAAACAATTGTCCAACCATCACCGCTACAACAACGGATGCAGTATGGCGGGCAAAAGTTAGGGCAAGCTTTAGGCCTTGGTGTAAATACTGCCGTGCAAAATATCCAACCTTTTGGCGGGAAGGCTCCCAAACCTAGATAAAAAGCTATATTATAAGGCAACTTCAAGAGGTGTTTAGATGCTTAACGCTGTTGCCTATACGCAAATCCCAACTTACTTTTATAACGGCCTGCCTGCCTCGGGTGGGCGTTTAATTTTTAGAGACCCCGCAACATCTTTGCCAAAGGTAGTCTACACGGACCGCACAGGCTCGACACCCGCAGGGAGTACGATATATTTGGACATCAACGGACAACCTACGCTAAACGGAGAGGTTTTTGCGCCTTACTATGGCGATGGTGTAACCAATGTAACGCTACAATATTTAGCAGGGGTTAGCACTTGGGCGCAGGCTTGGAGCACTGATATTGTTGGCTCGGACTCAGCCGTTACGGGTAGTATTGTCTCTGTTGCAAGTATCCAAGACCTTAGGGCATTGCCTGCAGGCTCTTATAGCTCGGTAGTT